GGCGCAGGTCCATTGGTCCCGTTGTAGGACTACCAGGCGCAGCTTCTTCCAAGCGTATGAATTAGATCGTGCCATCATAGACTTCTTCGTTTCCATGATGGACCGTGTCCATGCAGCTGTGACATTCTTGTTCAAGCCTGACAGCCGTTGCCCTAGCGCGATCACGTTGATCAACGCATTCGGCTAACACTTCGACAAGGTCTTTGTTCTGTTGTTCCCATTGTTCGATCATGTGTTGATAATGATTGATTAGCGTTGTCAATCTTCCAATGATTGTGACCGATGATTCTGTTGCTTCCGCAAGTTCTTCAATCAATCCGTCGCGTAATGCGATTTCTATGTCTTTAATGTTGTCGTCCATTGTGTTGATCCTGCCTTGATTGGGACGGTGGTAGGGAATGGCTTTGATTTAAGCCAATCCTGCCCGTCATGGTTGCGGGGTGTGGTCATGGGTCCTAAGACAATCGCGCCATATTCGTTGACATTTGGTGTCCTTATGCAGGCGATTCGGTTTGCATACAACATCAACGATCTTCCCTTGTAGTTCCGGGAAATTGTTTTCATGGTGTTTCGTCCATGACTAAGCGACGCCATCTGACGGCGGTTCATCCGATTCGTTAGTCGGACAGCGGTTAACGTCGCGCCTTGACGGGATTGAAATGCTAACACGTCAAATTCGATTCGGTTGCCGAACGGTGGATGTTCGCGTGTCTGATAGTTCTTTGAATAGTTCGCCTTCGTTGATCAGCCAAAATGGTCGCGTGTGGACGTTTGAAGCTGCGTGAATCGGTTGGTGTTGTAAATCTGCGTAATTGTAATACCCGCATAGATTGAATTTCCATCCCACGCCTTGACCTTCAATGACCATCAATGTCCAGTCCTGCTTCTTGTGCAAGGTTGATTCCCAGTATTCGATTGACGCGTTCCTGGTGTTTTCATTCAGATACTTGACATCAATTAAGTGATCACCGACGATGATATCTGGCAATCCTGGACCATCGCTTGAATCCCATCGCAGATCTAGATCTTCGGTGTATCGAAGCATCTCAACAGCTGCGACTTCGGTTGCCACGCTTCGCAAAATACCCCGATAGAATCGGCGTTCATCCTTCATGCGTTGATCGCCCGATTCTTTGATTTGCTTAAATCTAGCGTTCGCCACTTCACGGACTTCATCTTCGTTCCTGGTTATGTCAACGATAATCATCGCGGGCAGCTTCTATATCTTCTTTAAGGGTCCCGTTCATGTCATTGAGCATCGCGACAATTTCGGTCCGAATGGCTTTGATCGCTGGATGTGCGTTCATCGCCTTACCCCGAATAAAGCAATCAAGGGACATAAGTGCCTGGGTATAACCTGCGTCGAACGCGTCAAGGGTTCGGGATTCATTCTTCATCTAGTCCACCTTTCGGGATGTCTTTCCAAGGATCATTTTTTGGGATCGATTCCTTTAGCCATTCGATTAGTTCCGAAGCCTGTGCGACGTTTAATGTTGTCGTGATGTTGTGCTTTTTTTTGAAATCTTCGATGTAATGGATGTTCGGTCCGACCATCTTTAAGATAAGGTCCGATTGCTTCTTGGTCATCGATGGCGTTTGTAACGGAAGTCCGCTGACCTGGCGTTTGACCGTTGGTTGGTAATCGTTGGATGCTTCCGGAATATGATGATCCAAGTCTTTCGCCCATAGGTCCAAGGCAACACCGAAGCGCATCGCAGCTACACGGATGGCATTTCCGATCGCGCCTTTAATGCGGTCATATGTGTCCGACCCTTGTGGTTCTCCGTAACCGATTCGCGTAACCCCGCAGACCGTCAACTTGATCCATAGTCCGCCACGTTCGTCAAATAGTGGCAATCCCTGATCATCGAATGACATCGGTTCCCAATTCCATTCGGGATCTACTTCAAGCAATCGACGGGTGACGTTGCCGTGTGAAACGTAGTCCAGGCGAATCCCGCCTTTAGGCAGCTGCTGAATCTGGGACTTAGGAAATGGCGCAAGAAGCGCGTCAGATTGTTCAGGCTTCATCGGTATTCCCGATCTATCCTGGCGATGGTTTCGCGAACGAATGGCGAGAATTCCCGCGCCACTTCATCCGATAGCGGTGCGATGGCACGACATCGGGCTTCTTGTTCTTCATTCCACTTGTAGAAGTCATACGCGAAATAGGCGATCACTAATCCAAGAAGGATAAAGAGCTGCGCCTTCGTGAATGAATCGATTGCAGATACAACCAACACACCGACGAAGATCGCGATGAATTGAATGATGTTCTTGATTGGGTTGTTTGTCATGTGGGTCCTGATCCTTTGACGTGTTATTTGATTTTTTTTGCGCCTGTTATCTCGCTTGATAGATAACGCTTGACGGTGCCGATTTTGACAGGTGTTACCGCGCCCATCTTTTCTAGTCGCCATAATGTTTGCCTACTAACCTTCAAAACCTTCTGGGCTTCTTGGCTTGATAACAATGGGTCCGTCATGTCCATAATGTAACACCGTGATCCGTCAATTTGTTCATCCTTTTCGCGTGTCGTCGTGATCCTGAATGTGTTCACACAATAAATCCTTTAATTTATTGACCTTATTGTGTAAATCGGTTAACGATAGTCCGCCATTATTTCCAGGCTGTATTGGGCGTGTCATTTGGTCAATGTAGGACTTTATCGGTTTGACGATGCCCCATTTCACGATCATTCCAAATAACGTCAGGATCGCGATCAGGCTTCCCGCAGCTTGTCCCGCGGTCATCAATTCGTTCATAGTGAAACGGCTTTGATCTGTCGTCCATCTAGGACAATCGGTTTCATGCCGTCATGCCAAATCCAAAATCCGATCGGCATAGATGGCGCGCATCGAAAGACATGGGACCAATGTGAATGATAAGTCTTACCTGACCAGCCTGCGACATTCTTATCGTCGAAACCCGTTTCATCGATCTTGGTTGTGCCAGGGAATCGGGCGAAGCGTCCACGAATGACGTTCGGCGATCCAGTTCCGGGAAATTCGATTCGAAGGATCGTGATCCAATGCCAGGATGCGACCTGATTGACCTTGAATGATGTTGCACCTGCGAAACGAACGTAGGTCCAAGTCTTAGGTTTGATCGATTGCTTATCAATTCCCGAATCGGTTTTGTGCAAGATTTCAGGCATCGATCCACCTTTGGGGATTGCGACTTCCTGCCCATCCCTTCCATAAACGTCCCGATTGGATCTCGAAGTGAAGATGGCTTCCTGTCGAATTTCCTGTCGATCCGACTTCGCCAATCTTGTCGCCTGTACCTACACGATCGCCGACCTTGACATTGATTTTGCTTAAATGACAATAGCCCGCCCATAGACCAGCGGATCCATCCTTGAATCGATCGTTGTCGATGACGATGTGTTGACCGTAGCTGCGACCCCAACCGCGTCCGACTTTATGCCATCCAGCAAATACAACTTTCCCGGACACGGCAGAATTAACCGATGTCCCTTTCGGGCAGCTGTAATCGACGCCTTTGTGCTTCTTACGCGTTCCCGTGTATGTCACGCCATAAGGGAAGGTAACGATCCATTTATTCGGGACAGGTTTCATCGCCAGACTTTCCATATCGCGGATCGTCAGGATTCATCCAGTTGATCAAGATTGGAAGACCAGCAATAAGACCTACCTGGACGATCTGTGGAATCTGTAATGATCCAACGTTGTCGATTACCCAGACGAGCATTCCCGCAGCTGCAACTTTAGCGAATCCACCAATCGGGCTAGTGGCTAGCCATGTTAAAACGGTCATTATTTTGCCGTCGGAATTGGTGTCCACGACGTTTCAGTGATTTGATATTGTGCATATTCTTCATCTGTCATTTCGCGCACTAAATCATCTATTTGAATTAGTGGTTTTTGTATTGCTGTTGCTTTTGTATTTGCCATTAACTTATTCCATATCCATAGACGTAAATTGTGCCACCTGTTATGTTTCCGCCACCTGCGACGTTAATTGTAAAACCCGTGTATGAAGTTGTATTTTTCAAAACGCCATTGTTGGTTCCACCAGCAGTATCATCTCTGTATGGGTTTGCAATAAATGTGTTTTTAGCCAAAAACGGTTGTTCGATAGTTGCTAAAATGTTGGCGCCGTTGGCATTTGTGGCTCCTGAATATGGAAAACTAGAAGCGTTAGCAGCTCCAAGCGAAGCTGATGCGCCTGTTGAATAAAGCGCATAAACTAAAGCGTATGCATAGCCAGTAGTAGTTGATCCTAATTGTAATTGCAAACCAAGATTTCCGCCAGATGCACTTCCATTTGAATATACAACTAAATAATTTTCATAAGTTGCGCTGAAAGCACCTGTGACGGCTACCGACGAAACACCTGTTCCGACAGTCTGTTTTTTGATTAGGCGTAGACCAGGGTAAGCCCCACCCAATGCGGTCCATAAGGTCGCGTCAATGTCGTCGCCAAGCGTTTCAATGGCTACGGCTCCTAATTTTACATAATCGGACGACGTTGGAACGTCCCATCCGTAGTTTGGTGTAGTTGTTGCCATGTTATAGATCTTCCCATTTCACTAGAGCAGGATACGCCGTCCAGGTAGTTCCTGGCGGTATTTGATACCAGACAATCGATGGATAAGTTTCCGATTGCGCTGATGCGATCAAAGTAAGGATCGCTTGTTTCTGACGGATTGCCCATGAATAGCCTTCGACGTATCCTTCGAAGTCTGTTCCAAATACGATCGGCAAGTCCGAAGTCGTGATTGGTAGTCCGCAATAAACGGACGCCAATGTGTTTCGTGTTGCATCCGTCACGGTCGGCGAATGTAACGGAATAGTAAATTGTTCTGGATAGACCCGTGGAAATGACCTGGCTTCCAAGAATGCGTCCGCTTGGGTCTCGGCGTCGACTAAGTTGTGAAGCGTTGTTTCGCGTCGACCAGTTAATTGACCGTAAAGAATGATTGATTGTTCGTCCCGTGCATTGGCTTCGCCTGCCCGATAGGTGACGATTACATCGTTAACAATTTCGGACCATTGTGCAGCTGTTTTCAAGCCTGATGCAAGGATGTCATTGTCGGTCAGATTTAACGCCGTATAGCCTGCGCGGGCTGAATAGTCGTCGTAATGGATTGACCCGTCCCCGCGTTCATACAACACGCCACGTCCTGATTGTGCAGCTTCTTGCGCCAGGGTTAACGCGTTCGCGTCGCCGTCGTTGTACGCTTCCAATTCATAGACGCCAGGTGTGTCGATGTCGGTGGTCAAATCATTGACAAGGGTTATGTTTACGCCATCGTAAGAATCCCAGGTCGTTTCGTCCGGTAAATCTGACCAGGCAAGGGTCGGCGATACATCGTCCCATTCGGTCAAGAAGGCTTCGGTTAGGATCTTCAAAATTCGATCGCCGTCAAATTCTTTCGGATAACCTACCGATCCCGCTAATTTGTGATTAAGCGATGCCAGCGGTCCAACGGCGGTCAAGGTGTAGGTCGTGACGTTTCCGATGTCGCCATAATCTGACAATTGAATGTCGATGTCGCTAATGATTCCCTTGAAGATTGACACGTCGCCAGCGGACGGGGTTTCGATCTGAATCTGAAGTGGTTGTGACAATTGGACATCGATAGCCGTGTCCGCCGTGGTCCACAAAATAACGCGCGCATAACTTGGGGACGGTTGTTCTAGGATGTTCGGACGTCCGTTTGTGACGCTTATATCGTCAATGACAACGTCGGGATCAACTAGGACGGAATTGATAAAGACCGAAGGATTTGGATCGTAGGATGTCACAATCTAGCCCCCGCAAAATTGACGGGACCTGTCCGACGTGCGCTGTTCTGGAATAGCGTTTCAAGGCTTCTGCGGACACCTTCTGGATCGATTGCGCCGTTGATTGTGATGTTCACCCCGCCACCGCCACCGAAGGATCCTGACGGCGAAATTGCCCCTGATGTATTTGCGGTGAATAATTCAGGTCCCGCTTCCCCAACGACGTAAGATTTGCCCTGGCGAACGGGTCCACCAGCTGCGCGGAATCCTTCGAAGGCTTTTGCAATTGCTTGACCGACAGGGGATTCCTTTATTGCGGTTCCAATGTTCTTAATCTTTTGGAAGATTGAATCCATCAAATCCCGGAAGGGTTCGATTTTCTTGTATGCCAAAACGAATGCAGCTCCAAGAGCTGCGACGCCAATGATGATCAATCCAATTGGGTTCAATGACAATGCAAGATTAAAGGCATATTGCGCAGCTGTGACAACGGCTGTCTTAACGGCTAGACCTGCCATCGCGACATTGTAGGCAACTAAGGCAACAATTGACTTCTTGTAAGTAAGTTCCGCCAGGGTTTGAGCTGCGGTCGCCGATCCTGTCGCAGCTGCTAACGTCAAATAGCCGATCTTTAGAGCTGCGCCAATTGTTGTCGTGATGACCATGATCGCATTGGTCGCGATTAGCGCAAATTTCAACGCAATAATTGCGATAGATAATGCACCCACCACCGCACCAATTCCAAGAATCAATTCTGAATTCTCTGCGATGATTGGCGCAAGTCTTGCAAGGCTATCGGCTAGCGGACCGATAAACGGAAGTAGACCAGCCCCGATCGATTCTTTTGCTTCATCAACGGCAACGGTCAATCGTGCGAATGATCCTGTCGCTGTACCTGCGACGGTTGACGCGGTTCCGCCGACCTTTGATTGAATTTCGGCTTGAATTTTGGCAAAATCGCCCGAAGCCAATGTCGCCTTATCAATACCCAATCCCAGTCGACCCAATGATGTCGTGGACCCGTCATATGCGCGACCAACGGCATTGACTACGGCTTCTAAAGGCTTACCCGTCGCAGCTGCAATATCCAGCGAAAGATTCAGCAATTCTTGGGATTTGGAAACGTCATCGGTGGATCGTACTAAACGGGCGAACGCTGGACGCAATTCATCGTCAGCAATACCCAATGCCAATGATGTCGCTCTGATGTAATCTTCGACGGCTTGGACTTGTGCATCGGTTGCATTCGTTAAATCTTGCAACGCCTTTTCAAGTAGTAACGCCGATGTCTGATCTTCCGCAGCTGCCTTGGCGAAATCAAGCGCAACGGCGGTCAATCCTGCTAAAGCAACGGTTGCAACTTGTGCAGCTTTGTTGATCGATTTTGATAACTTCTTGACGCCCGATTGGGCTTCTTGTAGACCTTGCGCCAGACCAGTCGTGTCGGCTTGCAAAAGAATCGTTAAGGGACGTCCAACGCCTTTAGTCGCCATTAGTAATCTGACCCCCGATTCCATTTATCAATGACGTCATTAACGCCTTTTTGCCACGCTAGGAATGTCGGTTCGGTGTAAGATTCGGCAGCTGCATCGGTCCAGCCTGGACGAACGCCTTGCGCCCAAAATTGAAATCTTCCGGTGGAAGCTGCGGAAGGTTGGCTTTGATACACGCCTTTAATCGTACCGAAACGAATGTAATTCGTTGACGCGCCACCACTAAACGCGACCGATTTTGATCCGATTGTTACCTTGGGAATTCGATCGCGACCAGCCTTGACAGCCTGATTCAATTTAGACGCATAGGATCCAGCGTGTGCGGAAATTGCCCCGCGTATCGATGGGACCATAATGGAATCGGCTATTTGGATCGCGGTTTGACGTAGATCTTCGGACGCGCCTTTTGGAAGGGCTTTCAACGATTGCAAGATTGAAGCGTATTGGGCGGGATCCACCTTCATCGCTTCTTTGCTTGCCATGTCATTTCCTTTTCGAATTTTCGATTCTTATTTTCTGGATGGTCCCCAACAATTCCCAATCAAGATCTTCCAGGTTAATCTTGACTATTCCTTCGACGGCAAGATCGGCGATGGTTCGTCCGATAGTGCCGTTTCCGTAAAATCCGTTTCATCAATTCCCACCAATTCGACGGATTCCAATTCGTTCGCCCATAGATCGAATTTCTTGTCGGTTTGATTTCCGCGTTGTAATACAGCGAACGCCATGACCATAAGATCTTCAAATCCCATGTTGACTTTGACAACATCTTCCCCGTCGACCCGCCGATTCTCAACAAGATCGGTCATCTTTGATTTCGTCATCCGTTCCCATTTCATGAGATCGGCGGGCAACGTGGTCACAACCATAACGCCGTGATCGGGATGTTTAATTTTGATCTGGATTTTCATTGGTCCTGATTCCTTTCGTTATGCCCGCGAAACGGCGCCGTCAACGACGACGAATTCAACGGTCACGGTTAGAGCGTCCGTAGCTGCGCCACCAACTTCCGGGAAATTCGGGAAGATGTCGCCAGTAAATACGCTTCCATTTGCTGTGAAACTAAATCCGATTCCTGTGTCACCAGCTGCGCCAGCTGCGTCAAATAGGGCTTCACACACGGACGCAGGCGATGTGGATCCCCAATCCTGGTAAAGTTCCACGGACAGCGTGGCTGTGTAGTCGATAGTCTTGTAAGCGCGACCAGATAGGACTTCAAGTGTCTGCTGATTTGGTTCGACGGCTAGGGTTACCGAAGCTGCGACGTCATCATACGAATCGCCGTCAATCGATAAGGACAGATCATGTCCTGTTACATAGGTAAGTGCCATTAGATTTCCTTAGATTGTGACATCGAATTGAATGTCGGTTGATAGTAGATCATTAGGTCCAACCTGAACGATCTTTGGTTGTGTAAAGTCCCCGACGCGGATTCCCGTCGGAAGGTTTTCGGACACGTTAGCGATCATCGCGTCCAAGTTTGTAAGGGCAGCTTGATTGTCATTAGCTGCGACACATAATGTCACCTGAAATGACAGGATCATTCGTGGCGTTGATCCAACGGTCACGATGGACGCGTATGGGGACGCAGGGACCAGGATCAAGCACGGTGGCGTCATGTTTTCAAGCGGTGCGGAATAAACGATGTATCCTAACGCTTCCAGCGTAGTCTTTAGAGCTGCGCGGGCGTCGCTTAATTTGTTAGACATTATCCGACCATCGATTTGGGATCGCGGTATTCGCTAATCAATCCAACGACGCGGGACAACAATGATCGTCCCATTCGATACGGTCCAGGATTGAAATCGACAGCCTGCATTTGACCCGATGCGGATTGACGTGCGTTCCAAATGTCCACGGCAACCATGAGAGCTGCGGTCCGGCAATTTTCATTGGTGTCGTAATAACTTGATTGTCCTTGAAGAATGCAATCGCCATCAGGCACGTTCAAGCGTCGCGCAATATCGGCATTAGTGATCGATGCCTGGAATGTGTATTCGGTGACCCGTGTGATTGTGCGGGTTCCGTCGAATGGGTTTCCGACCTTGCTGATTGTGACTTGCTGTCCGATGACGTAACCGTGCGGGCTTCGTGTGGCGAATGTTGCCACGTTGTTCCGAATGGTTACGGCAACAATTGAAGCACGGTGGAAATTTAAGAATCCAAGGATTAAATTTTCGGCAGATTCCATCGCAGATTCAAGAAGTGAATCGGCGTACAGATCGCCGACGCCTAAGATCTCTTTGAAATCATCGATGTCAATAAGTGCCATTTGAATTCCTTTGGATGAAGTGAAGGGGACCGTTCAGGACCAGGACGATCCCCTTCACGATGTTTCAACTAGGAGACGGTGATTGCCCGAATCGCTGTTGGGTACTTGTTAGCCAATGCAACGAATCCATATACCGCAATTTCCACGGTCATGGTGTCGATTACGTTGACGCGAACCTGTGCGGTTCCGCTTTCGTAGAAGGCAGCATATGCGGATGGGTAAGCCAGGATATTAGTTGCGCCAATGTTGTAATCGACCACTAGATCAAGACCCATTACGTTTCCGCGGGACATGATGTTTGTTCCAGCTGCGTTAGTTGTTGGACCAACGGCGTTGAATAGTGGACGATCTGCATCGTCAACCGCAGACAATAGACCTGCGTATTGTGTCGCGCCAACCAACAGACGGTTTGGATTGAAACGCATGACGGCAGCTGAATCGGCTACGGCGTCGGCGATAGCTGCGACGTATCCTGTTCCACCTGATGCGCCACAACCGACAACGCCCTGGGTAAAGGCATAAAGATCGGTCTGTTGTGCGTAGGACGCAGCTAGTCCGCGAAGAAGTTCGTCAAGGTATGACGGATCTGATCTTTCGAGCAGCTCGATCGATACGCGCTGTTGTCCGGCAAATTTAACCACGTCAACAACTAGATCATCGATTTCGGTCATGGTGTCGGATGGTGTTGCCAATTCATCGGTTTCACCCACGGTAGGAAGAACCTGCCAGCGCGGGATTCTGAATGACATTCCAGCGGCTGGAAGTGCGCGACGCTCAATGCTGTCGATGAATGGACGTGATGAATCAACGACGCCAATGATTTCGCGTAGGTACGGTACAGGAATAAGACCTGCGTTGTCCGTTGTTGTGGCTTCGCCAGCTGCGGTTAGGAAATCCATCGCATCGCGATTTCCGCGTTGTGCTGACAAGATCTTGCTTGCGTATTGACCAGCGGTCAATTCTGGAAGTGCGCGTGGCTGTGTGAAGATTGGTGATCCGAAAGTCGATGCTTCGACCTTTGACGCTTCAACATCCGAAGCCACTTCGACTTCTTCGATTGGTTGTTCTGACATAGTTTCGATCTCCTCGATCGTTTCGGTTGTTTCGTCATCTTCGGGATCCGAAGCTGCGACTTGTGTAACACGGGCATCATTGAAGGCAGGTGAAGTCACCAGGCTAGTTTCAATCATTCGTGCAGACGTGACATGGATTATCCCGTCACGAATTTCATGGGCGTCGATCATCGCGCCAATGGAAAGACCATCGCGCAATCCTTCCGACGCTTCGATAAGCGCGTCCGCGCCTGCGGTGGTTTCGGCGATCTTAAATGTGCCGTTTATTCCGCCAGGTGTGACGCTGAAGTTAATGGCTCGACCAATCGGACGACGATTGTCATGTTCTAAAAGAAGTTTGACGGAAGCGGGATCGATTTCGTTGATCGAGCCAAGTTCAAATACCACGGGACCCATCGACGTCGCGCCAGGCTTCCCAAAAGGCACGACGACGCCTGTGATTGTTTTCTCTGCTACGTTCGCAGCTGTAATCGGTGCGCTGAATTCTAATCTCATTGGGTTGGAATTTCCCTTGTCTGTGATGGTGGTGTTGTGCCGTTATCCGTGGCAGGTTCGGTCCCGCGTGGCGCAAGATCTTCCATGGCGCGGGCTTCATCAAGATCGATAATTCCTGCGTCCAATAGTTTGATTGTTATGTCGACGCGTTCCATTGGGTTTCCGCGTAGGAAATCGTCAATTGCAAATCGAACGATCTGATTGCGTGGTGTTACGTCATCCATTGAAAGACGATCTTCAATGATGGAAATGTATGGGCGAAGTCCGAAGTCAAGAAGGGATCGACGTTCGGCGGTTACGTTTGAATAAGTCATTGACGCAGATTCGGCGTTTAGATACCAGGCAGGAATTCCGCAGGTTCTAGCGATGTCGGCAGATAAGAATTGACGGGCTTCGACCATTTGCATTTGGGCAGAATCTAGACCGACAACTTCTAACTTGATTGGACCTTCGACATATGCTGTCGATCGTTCACGGCGAGCGCGCTTGAATGTGTCCATCAATCCTGCGACCTGATCGCCCGGTAAATTCATTCCTTCATTCATCAAGACCATTTGTGGAACGGGTTCGGATGCCATGCGATAAGACGCTTGTTCAAGTTCAATCGCTGTCTTAATTGTGCGACCAGCGCGGGCAATCAAGCCTTCTTCAATTGATTGAAAGACGATCAAAGAATTCAGACCAGTATTCGGGACGGGCTTAATGTCTACATTGTAGGAAGTGATCATTGTGCCGTCGGGACTTACATTCCAAGTCACGCGACCAGGATTGATTCGGCGGGCGCGGTATGGGCGACCATCTTCCAGGCTAACGTCCAAAACTTGAAGATAAGCTGCGCCGTAAAACATCAGATCGTCCACCAACCACGAAATCGTATTGATTCTAGGAAGTGCGGGATCAGGTTGTTCGATAAGTGTGCGGTTTGTGATCTTCGCGCCTGTGATGCGATTGAAAGATTCCAATGGAATTGTTCCGATAGATCCTGCAAGGATTCCGCGGGCGCGGGCAACGGCGGGGACGGTCATCGCCTGCTCACGGGTTACGGTGACAACGGAAGGGACTTCGCCAGGGAATCCCCATGCCGAAGATAATCCGGAATATGGGATGTCTGCCAATGTAGCTGCGCGAACGCTCATGCCTGGCGTAAATGGTTCATCGTTAGTGATGCGAAACGCATTCAAGAATCCCATGATCCCATGCTTGACGTTTATTTTGTCCAATGCAAATAATGAAACAATTTGACGCGTGTTGTTACATAAATGATCCCGAAAGTGCCAAGAATAACCTTCGGGATCGTAATCAGATTACACGACAGCCGACACAACTTGCGTCCGCGGTGCTTCCGCGTGTCCAACGGCTAGGACCATCGCGACAGCTGCGGAAATTGGTGTTTGGCTAGCACGGCGGGCAATTCGCCATCCGCCATCCGAAGCGGGACGCCTGGCACAAGCTGCCAAGTGGGTTCGAAGTTCAACTTGTCCCGTGTGGACGATTCTGCCCGCGTTCATCGATGACATTGTGACATCGCATAACGTGGCAAAATAAGCGGATGACCATGGTGTGCTTTCCATTCTGATCCCTGCCTTTTGAAGTAATGGCGCGATAAATCCACCGGTATTTGGATCAAATGCAATCTGTCGGATTTTGTATTGTCTAGCGATGATTGCAATTTCGGAAGCAAGTTCCCGATCATTGATCGGTCCATCTTTTTTCCATTGGTGAAGGAATACGCGCAACTTTCCATCGACTTCTTGCGCGGTTACCAGGAAGGCTTCGGTTCGGTTAAATACAAGATCCAATCCCGCCCATGTTGGGACGCCTGTCGAATCTAGGACCAACGTCCGATCCGTTCCCGCGTCGAATTGGTCAAAATTCCAAGGGCTGTCCAATGCTTGAATCCATTGACACAATAGTTCGGTTCGCACGTTGTCAGGTTTGTCACGGGCGACAGAATCTTCAAGGGATTGAATTTGTACCCTGTAACCCAACGCGGGATTTGCTTGTTGCCAGGCTTTGACGTCATCAATTCGGCATTCAGGTTCGGCGGACCATTCATACCATCCAAGTCGCGGGTTGTCGTCTGCTAATGCGCGATTGCGTAAATCGTTTAGGACCGTCGAAGTCAGATCGCCCGCGTTACTTGATACCCACGTCGCAGGATTTGGCATGGCACGGGTAATCGGCGCAGCTGCGGACCAGACCGATTCTTGAATTTCTCGAAGTTCGTCAATCCATAAGAAATCCGCTGACGCGCCACGAGCCCCGTCGTCGGTAGCTGCTAAGACGCCATATTTGCGGACTTGATTACAGGGACCGTCACAATTGTTT